TTAAAACGAGCCACCTATCTGATGTTCAGTGAAGGCAATTTCTACAGTTTCATACGGCAGCTCGTGCCCATCCTGGTATAACCTGGTCATCTCTTCGGATGAGTGAGCCATGGCATGCTGGATGGTCTGAATGTGATAGCCGGCATCAGCAGCCAATTTATCGGCCAGTGAGCGGATGTGGTGAAAGCCAGGTGCATCATCGCCAGTAAAGCCTGCATGCTTCCGAGATTCATCAAACATTGCAATCAATCGCCGAGGTGTGACTTGGGCGAGATGTGTCTTCGTTTTACCCAAGCGCCGTTGTTTTGGCCAGTGACTAATCACATAGGGACAACGACGGTTCTGCAGTGACAGGATGCGTGAACGCTGTATTAACTTACGCAGCAACTGGTAGTTGCCCAGATCCCATTTCAAGCGAGCGGCTTTTGCACTGCCTTTCTGGTTTTCCGACTTCCCAATAACCCGCTTAATCAAATTGTCCTCGATATCTTCATCCAAGCGGAGGTCGCAAATATCACCTTCGCGCATGAACGTCAGCAGGCTAATCCCCATCGCAACTTGCAGGCACTCATACCCTAGCTCTCCGGCGCTGTTGTAGATCGCCCAGAAGCCCACACGTGTCAGACGTTTTGCACGTCTTGCCGGCTGGCTGCGCGTGTACAGGCGTGGCCGATCGTCGGCTGTGGTGAAGGGGTTGTAATCCATGCGCGGTAGCAAGTTGCGGCCCATCAGGTAGTTGAAGAACTTCCGGAACTCGGCATGACGGGCTTTCTGCTGGTGATGGCTGAGGGTGTCCCACCAGTCGTTTACGTCTGATCGTTCCAGGTAAGACAACTGTTTGGTGATCGTGCGGGTGAATTGATGAAGTGAATAACAACGGTTCCTCCAGCTGCGCTTAGTTTTCAGGTCAGGTGATTGGGTTTCCCTGTGGTGAATGAAGTCACCCACGTAATGAGCGAGGGTACCCAATCTATTACCGGACGGTTTCGCTGGTGAGGGGTTGTTTCGACGTTCGTTGTTATGGCGTGCGATGAAGTTTGCAGCATCCACCGACTCAGCGGTGAAGTGCCTGAAAGTCCCGTCCGGACGCTTATATCTCCAGTGACATTCCCTGCCTCGGTTATCGGGGTACAGGTTGTCTTCCAGTTTCACTCCATTGAAATAGCGTATTTTTTTCGGGCGGGCCATCAGGCGGTTTCTCTTTACAGCAGGTTAGCTCAACAAGTCTGGAATATTCTCAGATGAATTGCCCATGGGCAGCTCAACGTGTGCGGCGATCTGGTCTTCATCAATATAGGTCATGTCTCCCATGATGCGGCCATTCACTACGCCTTTGCGGATCATCTCTTTCCATTCGTTCTCGGACGGCCCAGAGCGAGGGGCAAAGTACCGCCTGTTCACGGTTCTCCATCTCTGAAGCTGCATACTACCCTCCAGTGGCTTGTTTCTGCCGGTACCGATACCGGCTATATGCCTGGAGAATCTTGGCGAACATGGCAGACGCCTGATCGTTATGATCCAATTCTGCACGACTTTCAACGGCGCAAGCCTGGAGGATAAAGTCACGGGCATCCTGCTCAGTGTGGGTGCCGTCATCCATTACCAGGTTGTATTTCGCCCGGGCGCGACGGTCGAGCCATAGCCTGAACTCCTCGCTTTGGCAGAGCATGGCGGCCTGTCGGGCTTTGCGGCCGCCTTTGTGCCTCTCTTCTAACTGAGGCTCCATGGTTATCCTCCTTCGTACTTCAGCACGCTCATAAATCCCGGGTCATGTGGTTGGATTGGCCCTGCATCGACTGCGGATCTGACAGCGGTAAATAGCCGCTTGGTGGTCCAAGGCTTGCCGTTGTCGGTCGGTCGCAGGTGGCCTGATAGCTCCAGCCAGGAGAGCTGCTGTGATTCGTGGGTATCGCGGACCAGTTGGGTGACGATATCGGTGTCAGTGTTTTGGGCAGTGGAGGGCGGCGTACCGCCCTCGTTGCCCAGCAGGGAAAGCTGAGCTTCTGACATTTACTGCGTCTCCTGGGAACGGTTGCGAACGTGTAGGCACTCCCAGAGCTCCCACACCTGCCGGAAGCGGGCGTTTCCGTTATCGGCCAGCTCGTGCGGTTCCCGGTTGGCGAGGGTACGCAGCAGGATCACCTCGATCGCGGCGTTGAACAGGCGCGGGTCCAAGTTGCCCAGATCGGTCACATCCAGGTGGAACTCGTTGCCGTTGTAGGCTGACAGCAATACTTGGGCGGCGGCGCGGCCACCGCTGGTATCGGTCATGGCCGCTGGCAGCAGGGTTTCAACTGCATCGCGGTAGCGCTGTTCGAGTTGTTCAGCCATGATCCGCCTCCTTGCTTACTGCCTGATATTCACTTTGAGTGATCTCAACTAATCCCTCTCTGGCAGTGAGCTCAGCCGATGCCGTGATGAATACAGCACCCTCATACATAAACAGTCCAGGCGCCCATAGTGAATTTCGGTTCCCCAGCAGTGCTTGCTGAAGATCTTCGCCTGATGCATTTGGAATGGCCTTGAATGCCTCATACACCTCAGATGGTGCTTTCCCTTTCTTTGGTCCCTTGGGGGTGCTGAAGCCTTTAGTGGGCTTGTACCACTCGTCACGGTATTGATCGCGCCATTCGCCGGGAGTCATGGATACTCCACCCATTTTGAAATCCCAACTAACAACGCATCGAGAAAACCCAGGCTCTCCGAGTTGAAAGCGTGTACTAAAATCGTGGCCTGCTTTAACGGTCTGTTTCTTTGCGTTGAAGAATTCTTCGACGGCTGAAACGATCTCAGTGCAGGTCGCTTTGTAGGTGTAATCAGCCATGAGATACCTCCTGGTCTTCACCCTGCTGGTCTGCCATCAACTCGCGCTGGATGCGTTGCCAGATTTCCTCACGGTGCACTTGTACGTCTTCTGGTGCTTTGATGCCGATCCGCACCTGGTTGCCTTTAACACCCAGGACAGTCACTTCAATCTCTTCGGCGATGATCAGGGTTTCGCCTACGCGTCGGGTCAGAATCAGCATGATGCACACTCCTTGTTGTTGGCTTTGGTGGATGGAACGATGGTGAAATCTATTGCGTCTGTTTCGAAGCTCTCAGCTCGGATCAGCTCAATGCCGCAGCTGCCGTCCAGAGGTGCCCAGCCAGGGGTGCGTTCAAACAACGCCTTCAGTGCCTTCAGTTTCTTCCCTCGGCTTTCGGGGAAGGCGTATTCACCGAACATCACCAGCCAGGCTTCGGTGACATCGCCTTCGGCGTCCTGAAGGCGCTCAGGGCCGTTATTGGTCCACATCAGAAGCATGTCGCGCATTGCTTCTCGGGTGGATTCATCCTGTTCAATGCGGACTGTTGCCTGCCATCCGCTCCAGGTATGGATGACGGTGAAGTCTTTGTATTCGGCACTCATACAGCACCCCCAAAGTGTTCCTGGTGGAATTCCAGCACGGCGGTTGCCAGCAGTTTTGGCAGCGGCCGCATCTTCGGCGTGATCAGTTCGCCACCTTCTACACGCACGGTCTGGCTGACTTCATTCTCGGCATCCAGCATCTGGTACCAGCCATCTTTGGCGCAGGTGAACAGCTCCCAGCGGCCAACGCGTGGGCTGTCGAATACGTGGGCGGGTTTCATCTCCTCACCTGAGTTTGCTTCTGCGATCGCTTTATCCAGGGCGGCATCCAGTTGGCGGTTCTGTTTGGCCAGCTGGTGGTTGCGGGTGCGCATCTTCTTGGCTCCTTCCACCGCTTCAGTGCGTTTCTTCTGCAGGCGTTTCACCTGCTTGCTCAGTCGGTCAGGGTCCAGGGCTTTCAGGCGTTTCACCTCGGCTTGTGCCTCCTTCAGCTGCTGCTGGGTTTTGGCCAGCACGCGGCTGTTGGCGGTGTCCTGGACAGCCAGGCGCTGTACTTCTGCCTGTAGCTGCTCCTTGTCGTCAGCCAGCTGGTTGCCGGCCTTCTCGAACTCCTGCTTGGCGTCCTGAAGCTGCTGGCATTCTTGCTGCAGCTGGCAGATCTTCTCGCGCTGTTTGGCGAGGAAGGGCTCTGCGATCGTGCGCTGTGCCTCTTCATCCAAATGGTTCAGTTCCCCGCAGATGAACAGCACCTGTTTCAGGCCCATGCTATTTACGGCTTTAGATAGATGGCTGAGGAGCGGGTAACTGGGTTCTGGTACCTGCAGCACGTCGCCGTCCTGCAGGTTGATTTTCAGGATGGCGGCATTAACGGCCGAGTCCCGTTCCTGTTCCAATTCAGAGATCCGCTCCTCCCGCAGGGCAATCTCGAACGCCTCCAGGCGGCGTGCCTGTTCTGCCAGGCTGGGGGCGGGGCGGTTGTGCAATGACAGAGGGGCGTTCATCGTTTTTCTCCTTTGGCAGACATGGCCTGCGCGCGCTGGGCGCGGATGCGTTGCAGTTTGGTTTTGGCCTCCGGGGAGAGGCCCTGGATGAGCTGAATTGCGATTTCACGCCCAACGGCGGTAGAATCGAAACGCTCAGCGTTAGTGGTTTGTTTCATAGCAATGCTCCTAACGTGGCCCCCCTCTACTTGGCGGTGTCGGGGGCCGTTTCATTTCGGGCTGTTCTGCCCACTTATCCTTTATCGAAAACCCAGCACTTCACTGTTTTCCCTCCTTCAAGGATCTTGCTGCTGACCGATCGGTTGGAATCCAGGAACTTGCGGCTCTTACTGGTGCGCAGCAGCTGCTTAAGCGTGCGCATCTCGGGTGTGCGCAACTTGAACTCACCACACCAGCGCTCGAACTGTTTCAGGTTCACAGCAATCTGATTGCTGCCTGTGCCGAAGTGATTGAGCTTTGAGGTGATGCTGTCGCCCGTCCCCTCGATGTAGTCGAACGCCTCCCAGAACTCCGTGACCATAGGGTGGTCGGCATTCAGTGCCGCCTGGCGCTCTTTGGCCATTTCCACTACGAATTTGCGGGCCTCAGCAATGATCGGCTCGGGCAGCAGGCCTAGGCCTTTCTCGCCCAGGCAATCCACCAAGGCAATCAGCTGGCCGTGGCATTGGGCGATACGGATCATGCGGATCTCGTCCAGCTGGTACAGATACTTCTCATAGTGCTTGGCAGCCTTGTCGAAGATCTCCATTAGGTGTTGCTCGGCACGGGTTGCCTGTAGCAGGAAGCCGCTGACATTTGCCATGGGTATGCTTTCTAGCCATTCCGCCGCAACGCGTGTTTGGGCGTTCTGGTGTTCACGGGTCAGGGTGATGTGGCAGATACGGCTCAGGATCGCCTCACTGGCTTCTACCTGGGCGTTCTGGCTGATCATGATTGAGCCTCGGAATGGCTGCTCTTTGGTTTCATTGCCGGTGGTCTTCAGGCCTATGCTGCGGATTGCACGCCCGTTAAACAGGGGCTTCATTTCATCCCAGTCAAATTGCTTCGCCTTAGCTTTGTCACTGTCTCGGTCGGCTTCGATCAGCACTACAGGTAGGTTGGATACCTGTGCAAATTTGCGAGACCGGGCGGGAAGAGACAGCTTTCCAGGATCGAAACCCTCCTCATCGATGCGACCGCAGGTTTTCCATAGGAACTCGATCAGCGTGGATTTACCGGCACCGGCTTCGCCCACCAGTTCAAAGAATGGAAAGCTCTTATGTTTTCGGCGGATCTGCTCGGCGAACAGTGCGCCCAGCCACCATGCGGTTGTGACCACGCCGATGCTGCCAAAGCCCTGAGCAACTTGGCTGGCCCAATGTGGGTTGTACTCACTGGTGTCGGTGTTCAGCTGGATCTCCGGAGATCCTGCCAACGTCTTCAGAGACAACTTGCCGAACTGGTAGAAGTCCTCATCGTTGATGGGCACCACCTTGCCGTCCTTGATCGCCACATCCGTGAAAACGTAAACCCCGTGGTCTTTGCTGTACCCGATGTAATCAATGGTTTCGACGGTGCGCAGGCCTATCATCTGATCCTGCATGATGCGGTCCAGCTGTTTGCCTGAGCCGATCCACCAGGCGTTCTTGATGCCCAGCAGGCGATTTTTGAACTCGCTTGCACTGGTAAGCTGCTTGGGCGTGAACGCATGCTTGTGCACGGACTCGTCGGGCATTTCTATGCGGAAGTAATACCAACTTTCATCGGTCACGCTGTTGCGCTGGAAGTACAACGGTGTCGGTACCGCGCTGCAGACGCAGGACAGCATGCCGGCGGCTTTCAATGCAGTTTCACGCTGCTGCTCACTCATCTGCTCAGGGCCGTCCGCTTCCTGTTCGCGCATTTCACGGTCGAAGGCTTCCAGGTCCAATTTCCACCACCAGAGCTTGCCGCCAAACTCGAACCAGAATTCGCGCTTGCCCCGGTCGTTCTGTGCGTTGTGGTTGTAGATCAACAACGCCTTTTCAGCGGCGGTGCGTGCCAGCAACAGATCCCCGTAATACCGATATCGGTCCAGATCTTTGGCACCCAACCGCTCGCGCTGCAGCAGGTCGTTCCAGTCGTGCCGGCGGCCATCCATCAGCGGAATCTGTGCAGCCTCGCACTCCCAGCCTGAAGCCTCGGCACGGTCACGGTGCTTCAGCGTGGCCTTGCGTCCAGCTCGGTCGCCGTCCTGTGCCCACACCAGCGTCGGCAGCTTGCCGCCCTGGGGCACTGCCTTGCGGATCTCCTCCAGGGTGACATCGATGTAGTTGGCAGAGCTGAGGTTTGATATCGCCGTGATGCCCTCGTGCATCAGTGCGATCGCATCGAAGATCCCCTCGGTAATCCAGATCTCCTTGGCTTCGGCCAGCTCCTTAGCGGTCAGGATCGGCGGTACCCAGGCGGTGCCCTTGTAGTTGCCGATGATGCGCGCCTTTTGCTTCCCGAACCTCTGCGGCTTATCCAGCAGGCGCTCCCAGTGGCCATTGGGCAGGGCGAAGCGCACCGTGGTGGTGCCTTGGTTGATCTTGTGGTCGTGGTAATACTCCTGGGTGTACCAACCGCGGATTTTCATCAGATCGAATCCGCGGCCGTCACGCAGGTAGCCATCGGCAACGGCAGTGGGGTTCGCCTTCTGTGCCGCTTCATCCTTGGGGGCGTAGCGCTCCGTCCAGGTCTCGAACAGCTCCGGGAACAGGTCTTTCACATGATGCTGGGCACCACAGCGGTTCTCGCGGCCGCACTTCACCATCCAGGGCGCGTCCACGTTGGTGAACGCCTCCCGTTGGTTACAGCTGGGGCACTCGATCTTGCTGATGTACTGTTTGACCGCCTTGCCTTTTAACTGCTGGGTCAGGCGGGCAATGATGTCGTCTCGGAGTTGCGGGTTCATGCCGGCTTGCCCTGTACGTCTTCGTCCTGCAGGAGGTCGTCAAAATCCATCTGTTTGCGGTTTTCGCGCTCAATTGCCTGGCGGCGGATCTCGGAATCAGCCACTGGCAGATCGATCTCGGGGTTGGGGCAGGCCGATGGGCTCATGGCGTGGGTAATCTCCATCTGGCCCCGGAAAGTCGCCCCGCAGTTGACGTTGGTGCACTGCAGGTAGGTGGCCCGCAGAAGCAGATGCAGCGAGTAGGAGTTGCGTACACGCAGCCCGTGCCGGCAGTGCGGGCATACCAGTTTGTAGGTGCTAAGTTTGGTTGTGCTGCCACTCATGGGGGCTCTCCCTGTGGGTTAAACGTCCAATCCCTGCTGTTTGCCGATAGGGATCTCGATCCCGAAGGCGGCATTGGCCTTTTCAGCGGCGATGCGTTTGATGGTCGGGTTTTTGATGCGGTCGATCTGGGAGAGGGTATTGATCAACTGACGGGCATCCTGGCCTTCTTTCATGGCGAAGCCGTCGGTTTCGTAGTGGTGGAGGGCGTCATCCCACTCTGTGTGTTTGGCTTCCAGCCAATCGGCGGCTTCGTGGTTACCCATGCCACGGATTTTTAGGGGGTTAATTGTGTTCAAAAATGCTGTTACACGGTCGATTCTGATGCAGTACTGGGATTTTTCGCCCCGTGTTTCAGGGTTCTGGTGGGGCTTAACCCCTACCAAAAGGAGACCCAACCGGTTTGTCAGATACTCGTTATCTTTCACCTTGCGGCGCTGTGATACCCAGTCGAGGCCTACTTGGTCGGAAATGGGCTTCAACGGCACACGCTGGTGACCGTCTTCACAATCAATTACCGGTAGGATGGCATCACCAAAAGCGATGGAGATATGGATCATCTTTTTCATCGGGGTTAGTCCCTGTTGTCTTCAAACTGGCGGGCGGTTTCGGATACGTGCAGGGCGGCTTGGCTCAGGCGCATAAAGCGCTCGTTGAGCCGGGCGCGCTCTTCGGCATCGATCTTGCCGTCGGCCAGGGCTTCTTCCAGTTCCTGGATAACGGCTACAGAACGGCTCATAAGGCAGGTGCTACTGCTGAGCACATCCAGATCAGCAGGGGCTGCAGGCACCTCATCAGGGCGGAACCAGACAGCGTCTCCCTCAGTACCCAGGGCATCCAGAATGCGAGGGTCTTTGGTGATGCGCAGGATGTGGGCGGCTTCTTCCAGGGTGAGTACATGAGTGCCCTGACTGGGGTTGAGCTTCTTCTGAAGCGTGCCGAGCTGCTTGTGCATCATTACGGCCATTGCGGGAAGCCCGCCAGGGTAGTCATGGGCGGCGTGATAGCAGGCCATCAGGGGGGAAAGAATCCCCCCTTCATCTTGGTGTCGTTTACGCATTGCAATGTCCTTATGTCCGTTCAAATGGACATATAGCCGTGGCAGTGGATGGAAAAGGCAGTAGGTTAAGAAGCAGTGTGGGAAGCTCTGGCTTCAAGGGCCTCGGCGACCAGCAGGCGTGCCATGCTGGATCTGGAGCGCACCTCGTCGGAGGCCAGGGCCTCAATCTGAGCGAACTCTTCAGGTTTCAGCATCATGGTTAGTGGCAGATGGTTACCGCGTTTTGGTTTGCGGTGGCTGGCAGTAGTGGCAGGCATGGGTATAATCCTATTAACTGTTAATAACGGTTATAGACGGCTATTAGCCAAGGAGCGGTTATGCGCGACGCGATACTTGAGTATCTGAAGGCTGAAGGCGATGCCTCACTCTTCGCGATGGAACGGGATATTCCAGGCTTCTCGGGTACGGCCACGCTCACATACAACGGGGACCCCAATCAGGTGGTCTGGCCCTCGGTGAGCGAAGCGGCACTGGATGCACTGACGGATTTGATCAGCGTTAAGGCCGTCACGCTGAATGTGGAACCAGAGCTGATCTACAAGTTCGATGGAGCTTCGGTCCCGAACCTGCCGCGCTCGGATGGCGTCCGGCGAGTACGGGTGAAGAGTTGGGTCCCCTGCGTCTGCCGCTATAACGGCGGGTGAGGTAATGCGCTCAAAACCGCTGCAGGCCTTGAAGTTTGGGTTGCGGCGGTAGTTGGCTGGAACCCGTGGAGCGATGGCGCGCGGGTTGTAGCTGGTTTTCAACTGATCCCAGTCGAACGGGGCAGAGCTGTCAGCGTTAGCGGTTGTTTCAGTGTTCATGGTTGTTCGTCCTTTACTTGGCGGTTAGGGCGATGGGTAACGGTTGTGAACCGTTGTTGTTATTAATGATGGTGAAGAAATCTTCACAGGTCAATATAGAGATGTGAAAAAAATTGCATGAGTGACCTTGGCAGTCGTCTGAAAGAAGAGCGTGAAGCCCACGAACTGAGCCAGCCAGGCCTTGCTGAGTTGGCTGGTACGTCCAGAAGAACGGTCATAGCGTGGGAAAAAGGGGACTCGTCACCGACAGGTGTGCAACTTTCTTCACTGGCAAAGCATGGCTTTGATGTTCTCTACATTCTCACTGGAGAGAGAGCAGGGGAGCCGGAGCCATTAAAACCAGATGAATCCGCATTGTTGGACAACTACCGCCACCTCTGCGATGAGCAACGAGAGGCGGTGTACCGGGTCAGCGAGGTGATGTCGGCTGGCCAGAAGACAGACAAAAAAACCAATCAGGGATGATTTTGGGTAGCACCCAATATCAGGAGGTTGTATGAGCTCAAACGGCGGTATTACCGGCGAACAGTTTTCCCGCTTCCTGGCCTCAAAGGGCGTAGGGGATGATTGCCCAACCTGTGGTTTGGCGGCTGGGTTATCGATCCCTGTGAACGACCCATCGCTATCCGGGGAAGGCAAGGCACCTGCTGTACGTGTGGTACGGAGGCTGGAAGAAGACCCACGTTTGGGCTATGGCGAGTTGATGCAGGTATGCGGAAATTGCGGTTTTATCCGCTACTTCCGTGATGCGGAAATACTGGCATTTCTTCAGGGAGAGGACAAGAATGAGCTATAAAGCATCCAATCTTCGTGTAATTGATGGCTCAGGAGGCCCCCCTGACATGGAACAAAGGCTGCGGCATTTAGAACAGGATATGGCGACGGTTAAAACTACCTTGGGCCATATGCAGGAGAACATGAACACCAACATGGCCACCAAGGCAGACCTGTTTGATCTCAAAGCAGAAATGCACTCACTGCTGCGTCAGCACATTATGTGGAATGTAGGTTCCATACTGGCGGCCGCTGGTTTGGTGTTCGCCATTATGCGCTGGGCTGGAAGCTAAATTTGATGTAACCCAATAAGGATGAAGGTATGGAACAGGGACGTTCTAAAGACTTAGAAGCATTGGCTATCACAGAACGGTTTGCCGAAGAGATCGACAAAACCGGGATGAGTATTTCTGAGATTGCCAGACGTACAGACATAGAGCACTACCGCATTCGCGATGTGCTTCGACACAAGCAACGTTTACCAACCGATATTCTCGCTCGTTCTGCCAGCATAGGCATCGATATCAACTATGTGCTGACCGGCGTGATTTGTTCAGTATCCCATCAAGAAAAGAAATTTATTGAAAACTATCGTGAAAGTTCCGAAAAAGGGCGAAAGTACGATAAGGCATTTAGCTTTTAGGTTGAGAAACAGGTAAAGACTATAAAGGGGTTTAGATAGTGAATAGCAAATCTAAATGGCTTATATATACTGTTCTTGTTGGTTTGATTCCCATGTTTTCTAGGTTTTTAATATGGGTGGTAACCACACCTGGGACAGTTAATATAATATCCTCATCTGACTTTATAGCTTTTGGACTCATTTTACATATATCAAATATCAATGAAATTGAACATTTTGACTCTAAGGATAGAGATTGGAAAACGAGACATAACGGTTTCTCAATAGTTTTTATTGCTATCTATACAGTTCTTTTTTCACTAACTATGCTGAGTGAAGGTGTTTCATCTATAAATACTTCCTATATTGAGCGATGTGCTATAGCTCTTTCTATGGTTTCTTTTTTACTAAGTTTTATCGTATTTGACAGAATTACAAAACTTTCAAGTAAAGAGGTGGCATAAATGAATGAAGCTATCGTAATTATAACAGCACTCGCGTGTATAGCTGGAATACTATTTTCAATATGGTCCTTCATTGATACAAGAAAAAAATATTATTTGGAATATAAAGATAGGAAAGGTCGAAAATGATTAAGAATTTTTTATATCTTGATGAAGATAAAATGTACTCCCTTTCATCTCAAATATTTGAGGGTGTTACAGAGTATGTACTCAAAGAGGTTGCAGAAGAGAAGGAAGAAGGTGAGCAGCAGAAGGGACCGGTAGGTAGTGGAAAAATATTAGCGGATGCAATGATATCAAGAGGGTCTTCAACTGAAAAAAAATTCTTGCATGATTATTCATTCACTCTCTTTGAGAAATACTTAGAAGAGGATAATAGAGTTTTAAGTTTAAGTGATGATAGCGTTAGACTAGGAGATCTGGAATCTTCAATGAATGATTATTCATTCATAAAGATAAAATCTAAGGCTGTATTTAATGATGTTAATAAGATAACAGAAATGTTCTCTGAATTTAATAAAATTGGAGAAGCTTTAGCACACGCAAATATATTTGAACAACAAAATATTCTGAATCAAGAGATTGAGCTTCTGAAGCAAGCTGGGAAGCAGAATATGGTTAAAGCTAAAACTGCCGAACTAAAGAAGTTAAGTAACCTCAGTGATAGGGCAAAGCAAATGGGGTTATATCATGATCAAAAATTTCTGGATAACCTTAGTCTTATGACTAAATATGGATTTTCTGATCAATTTGAAGTCTCGCAGAAACTAGGTGATGGCCTCTTTACTTCTTGCTTGAAAAGAAATTTTCTCAGAGAAAATGAGGATTTATTGGTTAAGAAATATTCAAGAAAAACCGTGCGTGACGTTACTGTTTTCGGCATCGTATCTCAAGATTTAAACGATCCAAGAGCTGAGATTGATGAAAAAAATGACTTTGACAACCTGAAGCAAGCAATTTTGAATCTGATTGAGCATGTGACTAATATTGAAAAGTCTATCTCTGGGAAACAAAAAAATGAAATTGTTATAGATCCCATTGCGGTCTATTTTGATATTTGAAAATCAAATTCTCTCGAAAATAAAAGTCAAATCATGAAAAAATGTTTCGTAGTCACGCCAATTGGAAAAGAGGGTAGTGACATTCGCAGAGCAGCAGATGGCTTAATTGACTCTGTTATTGGACCGGTTTGTAAAAACCTAAACCTTGAAATGTTTGTCGCTCATCGTATTGATACGCCGGGTTCAATTACAACGCAAGTACTAGAACATATTCTTGAAGATGATTTGGTAATAGCTAACCTAACCACTCTTAACCCTAATGTAATGTATGAATTGGCTGTAAGGCATTCTACCCGGTTGCCAGTTATTTCTTTGGCCGAAGAGGGAACCGATCTCCCTTTTGATATTTCAGATGAAAGAACAATTTTCTATAGAAATGACATGGCTGGAGTAACTGGCTTAAAGACGATGCTAGAAAAAATGGCTGCCGACTCGTTAGATGATGATGAGCCAGACAACCCAGTTTATCGTGCTGCGACATACAAAGTTATGAAGGAAATGAAACCTGAAAGTGACTTTCAAAGCTTTGTATTAAGTAAAATGGAAAAATTTGAGTCTATACTGGCTAATTCAAGTAAAAATATTAGAAATGTTTCTAATAACATGATTCGTAATCCGTTTGATGTTTACGATGAAGCTAAAAAACACTCGCACGATGTCTGCAGAGTTGTTGCTTTCTTAAGAGAGGGTGAAAGTGATATAGATGATATTGATGAGGTTTTAGAATTGATTTCTGAATTCATTATCCCAGATAATGTATTTATTCAAAAAGGAAAAGTAACACTCTGGCTTTACAGTATCAATACTGCTGATTTTGTGAAAAATACACTCAAAAACTCTGGTCTATTTGATTCAATAAAAGTAGATGCCCCCGCTGGTTCTTGATTTATATATCATCATTGACGCTTACAAACCTCCATCTCCTCCCGCGTGGTAAACCCACTTTCATTCAGCGAGTGCACCACGCGTTCGATTACCCACTCCGTTGCATCAATCTCTGGCTTGTAGCCCACCGCCTTTACCGGTGTCTCAGGCAGAAGACCTACTTCCTTTTTGGCTGGGTTTAGGATGAACTCCGCCAGTGCTCGGTTAAGAGCGGTCCACGCGGCTGCATCAGCAGCTGATATGGATTCCTCTTGTAAGGTATTGGTGCCTAAGCACCTTGGCCGTGCCGGTTTTACCAGCTGTGTTAACTTTCTACTTAGTGCCCTTTAGATCAGACCGACGTAGGTTTAATGCCTTCAAAAGCTAATAAAAAAGGCCACATTGAAGCTAATCAAGCGGCCTTTAATATGTAGTCATCTTCTTTATGAAGTCGGCGCTCTATTCAGAAATGCCTTACTCAAAAAGAATACTGGTACCACAACAAAGGTCAGGTAGTAGGGGATTGTGTACAGGCTTACATCCCTTGAGAACAAAGCATTCTCAGTGTCAGGAATCATCAGGTTGATTTTAATGAATGATATGACAAGTAGTGCTACAACAGATATGACAGCATACTGAGCGATCAGGCGTTTGGAATCAAATGTCAGCAATATCAGTGTCGAAATGAAACCAAACGCAGATAAACCACCTGCGCAATATAAACTTTCCATACCTATGTCTGTTGGTGTGGCTGATACGATATTAGCATCCAGGCTGGATAAAAATGCGTCATACCCGAACAAAGGAATCAGCGAAAGTACGATCCCTACGATAAATGCTATAACTACTTTTTTCATTGCTAATACCTGAACTTAATTAGCCTGTTTAACGGTTACTTAACCAATTCCAGAATCATGCGCTTCTTTTCGACAGGGTCCAGGACCTGTGAGAGGTTTCCTGTAGCGCTGTCATAGACGGCAACGGCTACGGGGTAAGCACCATTGCCTGCCATTGAAAACGTCATGCTGGCATTCCCGAAAAGCTTTACGTCGGGTATAGGGTCTGTGCCATAAGCGAACAGCTGGCCCAATCTGCCAATGTAGTAGTCCTTGGAGAGTGCTTTGCCAATTTCATTATTGACGTTCAGGTCGCCAACCGGTTTCAGGTAGTTTCGGCTACCCATATAACGAGTAATGACCAGTTCTTCGCCAGTAGGCTTAGTCGTAACCCTGTCACCACCGCTTATGAAGTTTTGCAGAATTTGTAGTCCCGATAATGGTTTGTTTAGCTTTTCATTATCAAAATATACATCCTGAGAGTGGCATACACCGTATACGCGCCGATACACCTGCGTTGAAACACTGAATTTATGAATGCTTGAAACGTGAAGGGATTCGATGATAACGAGCTTATCATCTGATGGGGTACACATTTGAACGTCCATGTTTCACTCCGTGATACACTTTGGTTTTGAAAAATGTTCTAAATTGGATACGGCTTTTATCCGATGAGGTATTTATTCTAAAGCAGGATGCTAGCTTTTCAACGATTTACACAGTATTAATATTGCTGAAATATAATTAATATTAGTGTCGCATTTAGTGATCAATTATTATTCTTATCTTACGTTTTTTGTTAATTTATGGTGACTTGAAGTGGGCAGGTTGTTCCTTTTATAAATTCTAAGGTTATCTCTTCACTTCCATCTCCCCCCGCGTGGTAAACCCGCTCTCATCCAGCGAGTGAACCACGCGCTCGATCACCCACTCCGTTGCATCAATCTCTGGCTTGTATCCCACCGCACTTACCGGTGTCTCCGGTATCAGTTCTGCCCGGCCGATCGCCAGCGATAGCGTTAGCTTGCTGCCGGCGCGGCTGATGCGTTGCCATTCTGCTTTGGCGGCGCTGGTTGCCTCTTCAGGGGTCGGGTAGGTATGGCGTAGCACCCGGGCGTTCTCGTCGGTACCAACGGTGATGGTTTCCTGCTGGCCGGTATCGGTGTTGTGCCAGTGCGCCTGTACGCCGGTGTACTCGTGTTCGCGGTCGGTCTGCTGGTAGTTGTGAGTATCGCCTTCCTGGCGGGTGATTGTAACGGTCGGGAAGGCGGTACCGCCCACGGTTGAGCCTTGGCCTGCAGGTGCGAACAGCAGACGGCCGTCCTTGACTGAGTGCAGGGCGTCGTAACGTTCGCCCAGGCGCTGCAGCAGGTTGTGGTCGCTCTCGTCGGTTTGATCGATATGATCGATCCGGGTACTGGCCAGGCTGTCGTTTATCACGGGCGTGAGGCCACTGCGGCCGGCTATGGTGGTGAGAATGTCGCCCAGAGTTACCTTGTGCCAGCTTTGTTGCCGTTTCACTTTCAGCGGGCCTTTAAAGTCGCTCGCCCGTGCCCGCAGGGTGAGGATATCGGGTGGCCCGGAGTGGTTGGATTCATCCAGCACAAACTGGCCCTTGTAGGTAAGAGCGCCATCCCAGCCAAACCAAACCTTGATGGAAGCGTTACGCGGCGGGATATCGAGCTGGCCGCCGTGATCGGATAGCACGATATCGAGCTGGTCGGATTTGTGGCCCCGCTCGTCGGTAAGCGTCATATTGATCAGGCGGCCGTTGATCTTCGGGGTGATGTTCTGGCCGTTTACTTCCAGGCGGTAGCTGGGTTTGTAGAAGCGGCTCATAGCATGGCCTCGGCGTCGGTAATCAGTCCTACCTGGTCAATGAGATCATCATCCACCCGTGCGATCGTCAGTGAGAAGTCCACGCGGCGCGGTTTGCTGTCGATACCGTGTAGGGTGCCGGTTTCGCTCAGGCTCTCAATCACCCAGAGCCCGTATACGGTACCGGTAGCATCCACCAGTACATAGGGCTCGCCTTGGTCTGCCATGAGGCGCAGGGTATCGATGGCTTTGAGGTCGCCGCATAGCTCTGGCGATATCCACCCGCTGAGGTTGATTGTGTCATCACCGGGGCCGACAAACTGCCGTGCAGGGCGCTGGCCCACCCGGTTGTTGGCCGCCCAACGCCAGTTGTTTTGGCGCTGCAGCTGCTGGTAACTGAGGGTGGGGATACCAAATACAAATTGTCCCAGGCTAAGCAGCATAGTCAGTCCTCGTCGTTAAAGCTGGAGCGGCTGGCCGCTTTGTTCTTGAGCTGCAGTTTCTGGATTTCCAGGGCAACTAAGTGCGCAACGGCTTGCCCATCCATGCCGGGGGCTGCATGTACATGGATCTCGCCAATGCTGAGCGTATTGCTGACCGGCTGTGGCTGCCGGCCTGCACCCTGCAGGGGCGGGCGCTTGTCGATAGTGAGGCCGCCTTCGGCACCCACCGGCACAGGCTCCAGATCGTGTGGGTTGAAACCAAGCTGTTCCCCCAGCCAGCCCGTTGCTGCCTTAAGTTTATCCAGGGCGCTGTTCTTCAAATCCCCCAGGGCAACACCCAACTTGCCGGCAATCGCTTTGCCTTGCTCAATCAAACGACTGCCCAGGCCGAGTATGCCGTCCATCACGCCGCTTTCACCGTTGCCGAGGCCCTGCTGTAGCCCGGCCATTACATCGCCGCCGTGGCTGGCAAATACACGGCTGGGGGAGTGGATACCCAGCACACCTTTGAACCAGCCAGATACTGACTCACCGATGGAGGAGATCTTCTCCTTCACATTGGGAATCATCTTGGTGATGCCGTTTATCAGGCCCTGGAGGATATTGCCGCCCAGCTCGCTGAAGGTGGCCGGCAGTTCAATCCCTAACGCGCTCAGGCCTGCGCGTATGCCTTTGTAAAGCAGCCCTATGGGTGACCAGTTCGCAAGCAGTGCTGCCACTCCGCTGATGCCGCCATTAAATGCGGCTTTAACCTGTTGCCAGAGCCCGGCGAAAAACGCCTTGATAGGCTCCCAGTTGCGGTAGATGAGGTAGGCCAAACCCGCGATAGCTGTTACGGCAAGGCCGATAGGGTTGGCGATAAGTGCGGTGGTAATAGCCTTGAGGCCACCGGCTACTAGGGGTAGGGCTGTTTTACCAAGAGTGAGCAGCACCGGCCCCAGGGCTTTGAACATGCCTAGCATGGGGGCCATTTTCATCAATCCGGCCCAGCCAAACATGACGCTGCTGACGGCCAATCCGAGAGCGCCGAGTACAGTTATCAGAACGGCCAGTAATGCAGTCAGTTTGACCAGAGTTGAGGCCAGCTCGGGATTCTCTCGTGCCCAGCCAGTAATCTGACGAACAATGCCTGTGACTTGCTGGGTTATATCCCTAAGCCCACTGCTTTCGCCATCGAATAGCTGTGTTTTAAGTTCGTTCCAGGAGCCGGACAGTTTCCCTATGTCGCCATTCAAGTTGTTGCGGAGTTGTTTGCCAAGGTTGGCAGCAGCACCGCTTGTATCACCCAGTAAATCCTTAGCGCCACCCAGTGCTGCCAAAAAGTCGGGAATTTTGTCGATGGCCAGGTCTTCAACGGGTGTGCCGAATAGGGCGATGGCGGCATTGGCGCGCTCGGCGGGGTCTGGAATTTGTAGCAGGCCTTGGACGGTTGTCTGTAGGGCTTGCTGTGCATCATCTCCCCCTGACGCAATCGCGGCAGACATTTGTTGAGCGTTAAGGCCGATCAGGTCGTAGGCTTCTACGCTTGCTTTGGACATATCTGAGCCACGAATGGAGAATTCCTTGATGGCATCTCCGGTTTTATCCAACGCGAACTTGCCCTGTGCGGCCATCTTCACCAGCAGGTTCATTGACTCCTGGCCGCTAAAACCCAGCCCCCTGAAGTGGGTGCTGTATTCATGAAGGATCTCGGGTAGCTCATTGCGCATTTCAGCCGTAACGTTTTGCATACCACCCGTGATCAAATCAAAGGCTTCATCAGCACTGCCGGCAAGTCCGTTCTGCAGCATAATCTGAGCCACCTGGATAGACTCCGCGGTGTCGGTACCAAAGGTGCTGGACAGGTTTAGTGCATGGCGGGAAATACGCTGTAGCTCTTGGCTGCTGGCATCACCTAAAGTACCAAAGGCGGCCGAAGCAGCATCCAGTGCGGTGGTGATTTCATTGACTTCAGCCACGCTGCCGTTGGCTTTGATGGCATTGATAATAGCGGTATAGCCCGCAGCATAGTTACTGTCTTGCCCATGCCGTGCGGCAATCAGGGAGCCGCTTGTTTGTGCTTCTACCACTGGAGCCATCATGCCGCTCATACCGCGCATGGCCAGTACGCCGCTACCCAGCGCCGCGGTACTGTGGCCAGCCAAGGTCATGGCGTTGCCCCGGATATTGTTGGCACGTTCCCTTATTTCGTTCAGCCGCTTTTGTTCCTCAGCCAGTGCCGCCAGCTTGCGCTTCTGCTCTTCAATTGCGCCATTCGTTTGCCGCATCTGCCGCTGCAGGTTGTTCTGGTGCCTGTCGAGCCGGTCGGTATGAATACCGTTCTGGCGTAACTGTTGGCCCAGTTGCTGCAGTTTTTGTCGGTTGCTTTGGTGGGCGTCTTTCAGTCTGCGTGCTGCTGAGGTGGCTTGCTCAAACTCGCGCTGGAGTTTCTTGGTAGGGTTGGCGGTTCTCCTCATTTCGCGAGCCAGCGCTGCGGCTTTTTGCTGCTGTTCGCGCAGCGCATCGCCACTTTCACGGGTGGCGGACTCCAGCTTTTGGAAACTGGATATATCCCGCTGCTGGCGTTTCAGGATTTTGAGTTGTTCCTGGGAGGCTTTCAGTGCTTCAGCCGTTTTGCCGCTGTCGCGGCCGATGGCTTTGAGTGGTGCGCTGGCTTTGTTGATGGTGTCCAGTATCAGCTGGACGCGCAGATCACGCGCCATGGCGGCGCGCCTCTGCAGAGTGAATCAGTCGCGAGGGTTGCGAAAAACGCTGCGCAAGGCGGCTCCGATGAATGAGCCGGCTCCGTAAAGGGCGCCAAAACCCATGAATAGCAGCAGTGCCACGAGTGACCAGATGATCAGGTGTTCCATGGTAGTGGTTCCTGAGTGGGGGTACATTCATCATAACAAATCCTCGCATGGCAGCCAGCGGCTTCAACTGTCACTTTCCCAGCGTTTACGGGCTTTCTCCCGCCAGTCCATTAGTTCAACCAGTTCCATGCCGTCCATGTCACAGGGCCGCCAGTGGAACACCATGGCGATATCCGCCATGGCTTCGTCTACGCGGTCAGGAAGGCTTCTTCCTTGCGCTGCTTCTGCACGAAAAAAACGGATATTTGCACACCCAGTTGCGTCAGATCTGCCGGGTCCATGTCGGCCACATCCTGCTTGGTGAGAGTGGGGGAGCTGATACGGGGCAGCAGTGTCTGCAGGCTGTTCACATCCAGGCTCAGTACTTCTTGCAGACTCAGTCCACGTAGCTCGCCGGATTTTGGTTTACGCAGGGTGATTACATCAATGACCTGGTTGCCACGCTTGAGCGGTTCATCTAGGCGTACGGAGTGGGGCGGCAGCTTTTCAGGTTCAACGATGGTGACTTCGTTCTGGGGCTTGTCGTCGGTTTTGGCTTTCATGGTATGCATCCCATTGCGTCAGTGAGAAAAAGGGCCGGTACGGGTGGGGGCGTACCGGCCAAGGGCGTTGATGTTTACAGGCCGATTGCCTTGCGCTGTGCTGCCAGGCGGTCTTCGCCGTCGACAATGGCGACCATGTTGATCAGATCGATCTCGATCACTTCTTCACCGTTGCTGGTGAGTTTGTAGTAGCTCAGCTCGGAGGTGACCTTAAATTCGGTGCCTTCCCCGGCCTTGCCGCTACCCATATCGATTTTGCTGTGGCGGCCTCGGACCACCACTTCCACAGCATCCACATCGCTGCTGTCTTCACGCTGGTAGGCGCCGGCAAAGCGCAGCTGCACACCGTCGTGGGTGGTAATACCGTACTGGCGGAGGACATCTTCCATGAGTCCTCCACAGGTCCAATCCATGGACAAGGCCTCCTGGCCATGATCCGTTTTGACGGAGCCGTCCATACCACCGCCCCGCCATTCTTCCATCTTGCGCTCCAGCACCGGCAGGGTGACTTCGTCCACCTGGCCCGCGTAGGAGAGACCATCGTTAAACAGGTTCATGTTCTTGAGTTTGCGTGGCAGTGCCATCGGTCATCCCTCCTTAGGCGTTAATCTGGCTGGCAAAGTCGGCCAGATAGCGGTCGGTGATGCGCTGGCGGAACATCAGGTTCTCCAGCGGGGGCACCGGTGTGTAGTCGTAATCGATGTAGAGTTTGCCGGCCTTCAGGGTTTCCTGGCTGTTCGCGGTATCGTCGTACCAGGCCTTGCCGTCGATGATGTAATTCAGTGCCTTCAGTTCGCGGAACTTGGCGTTGATGCCTTCAATGATGTCGCGGATGAGGCTGGCGTGCATCGGCTTGTCCACGGCCCACATGTGGGCCTCGGCCATGGTGTCGGCCAGTACCTGGGCGGTGCGCACGTAGTTCTCAAATGCAAACAGCGGATCTTCGGTGCAGGTGCGCGAGCCCCAGAAACGGAAGCCGCTGCGGTTGATCAGCGTGGTGACTTCGTTTTCGTTCAGGTAGCCCGCATCGGTGGCCGGGTTCTGCAAGTCCCAGTACAGGTCTTTGCTGATACCGGTGACGCCATTGACCGGGATGTTGGACAGGGTTTTATGCCAGCCCACTTCCTCGTCCAGCTTGGAGCGCAGGCCCAGGGCGCGAGCAGTGGCGAACAGGGTGGTTTCGGCACTGGCGACGGTATCCCAGCCGACAAAGTCGGGCCAGATCACCATCACTTCACGCTGGCCGAAGTTCTCGCGGTAGGTGACCGCCTCTTCTTTGGTTTCTGCACCAAAGGCGGACACATAGGCAAAGGCACGCAGTTGCTGGGCGATGCCTGCCAGCTCGGTTGCCACGGCCAGATCATCCAGCCCAGGCACACCCAGAATGCGTGGCTTAACGCCCACCTTGGCCTCGGCGGCCAACAGGGCCTTCATGCCGGTGTATTCACCGGTAGCGGTCACGGTGCCGATCAGGTTGCTGGTGGTCTCGGCCGCATCAATGCCCTCGGGTACACGCACGGCGATGATGATGGGTTTGGTCTGGTCGGCAATGGCGTCCAGGGCTTTGGCCAGGGTGCCAGTGGTGCCGGATTTGCCAATCGCTTCCAGGACGTTGGTGATCAGCTTGGGCTTGTTGGCCGGGAAATAATCGACATCGGCATCGTCAGCGGTGGCAACCAGGCCGATCACGGCCGTCGATACGGTCCGGATCGGGCGGGTGCCTTCGTTGATCTCGATGACGCGGACGCCGTGATGGTATTCGGTCGCCATGGGGTCTCTCCTGCGGTTGGCATTGTGCTTGGGTCAGCAATGCAACCAGTGTGCAGCCTCGCGCGAGGAGAGAGGAGGTTAGGGGTATGTATAGCGGGGGTTTACATTGCGGATAATTGCCAGGAGGTACAGATGACTTCGTTCCAGACGATCAAAGCCCAGGTACCCCAAAAGAATAGCCAGGGCATAATCCAGTCTGTGAAGCCGGGAAACTTAAACCCTACCCTGAAGATAATTTTTAGTTTGAAAATAAGCCATTCACTTCCTTCACACAAAACAGATAGCTGATGACTTGAGTTGCCGGGAACCCTTAGATTTCCTACTTTTTTCTCTGAGACTGTACCGTCATAGATAAACTCCCAGTTGCTCATCAGACCCTCCATGCATACGTTGGAGTAAACTTTACCAAGCTCATATTTTGCGCCTGGATCTTCTGATTTAAGTCGCTGTATTTCTCTTGAAAACAGTGGTAGAAGCGACAGGTTTGTCTGGAACTTTCCTCTGTCCATTAGGTAATTGCTAACCGAAAAGAAAAACTGCGAAGGGTTTTCAGAACAGTATTGGTAATATCGCCACGCATAATACAAATACATCGCCAGAATCATGCCCTTTAGCTCCCACTCGTTCAGCGTGTGAAGCCCCAAATTCTTTAGCAGTCCAATCTCGTTAAAATCCCCAGGCCCCATGTAGAACAGAATGATCCCGATGCAAGTGATCATCAGGTTGCGCCGCTGCCGGTAGACTTTTTCTTCCATGTCCCTGTCTCTCATAACGATTTCTGTTAACAGTCTACCGGGAGGAGCATAAGAAACAAAAACCGCCCTGGTGGGCGGTCGTATGGGTTAGCGTTTTACTTCATTGTTCCCGATAGGATTTCCTCACGCCGGGTGAGCATATCCGCTTCGGCAACCACGCCGGTAGTGATCAGCTGCTGCAGGCAATAGTCGATACCATCCTGGGTTGAGGAGAGGGCCAAATCGATGTACTCCATTCGCGTGTCTTCGATGATGTCGAAGAAATCATCGATCACTGGATCAGACGGGCGTAGTTCTTTGAGCTTCAGACGCTCCGGGCTGGACCACAGGATCTTGAAGGTTGTAGGCCCCACTTGAGGCCGGTCGGGCGCAGGTGCCGGCGGCGTCACAGCTGAAGGTGCTGACCATTCGCCTTGGGCATTCCGCTTCCAGCCAGCACGGACTGTATCAGGGACTGATTGGAACTCAGCCGCGATGGCCGGGTGAAAATCTGATTCAGGGGTCGCCGATACATCGACGGCAACTCCGTTAACAATGCGTGCATAGTTTGCCATGTTTACCACTCCACAATTACCAGTCCATCACCACCGTCACCGCCGTGGCAGCTATCATTGCTGCCGTGGTTGCCCAATCCACCGCCACCGCCTCGGCCGCCATGGCCGCCTTGTGCGTAGGTTGTAGAGGTACTATAAGCAGCTGCTCCGCCGCCGCCGATACCGCCACTTCCTGTAGGTGAGGAGGACGCACCACCGCCGCCACCAATACCACCATTTCCGCTGCCACCACCGTCTGTAAAGCCTTCGAACGGAAAGCGGTAAACGGCGTTAATGCAGTTCAGGGTGCTCACGGGCTCGCCGAGCGCGTTGGGCGCAGGTGCTCCGCTTTCGGAAACACCAAATGCCGAGCCGCCCCCGTAGCTATAAGTATCGCCGCCCCCTACACCGGCGCCGCCACGACCATAAGCATGGCCTCCATCCCCCAGTTGGGAGGCCGCTCCACCGCCGCCAGTACAAGTGCCAAGCGATATGCCGCCGGTTGATCGAAAGTCACCGCCGACACCGATGCCGCCCACGCTGGGTAGCTCTTCAAAAAAACCGCCTCCACCACCGGTGGCTGATATAAGCGCGCCAAATGAGGAGGCTCCACCTGGGCTACCGTTGCTGTCCGCCGATGCGCCGGCTCCACCGGAGCCCACCGTAACGGTGAAGTTGTCGCCTGGTGTAACAGTGAATACGCCGTGTGCATAACCACCACCACCACCGCCAGAACCTGCTGAGCCGCCACCCCCTCGCGCACCGCCACCGCCGCCACCGCCCAGTACGCGAATGCGTACCTGGTGAACGTTGTCGGGAATGGTAAAACTGTGCACGCCCACGCTCCCGAAAATACGCCAGAGGCCGTTGCCAAAATCTCCCATGTAACCCGGGGGAACCACTTTGGTTGCCAGCACAGTGTTATTGGCTGAGGCACTGCTGTCCCAGGATGTATGACGCCCCATTATGCAACCTCCTCAAAACCGAATATCCGCACGCTACAGCTGCCAGTAGATGCCTGGACGATAATGTTCTCCCCCGGGCCTGCGACCAGCGCTGTGCGCTCGAATACACCGGATGCCGGGATGGATAGCCCGTATTCGATGAAATCTTCATCGGCCGGGACTTCATTTGTGGTGATGGCGACACTCAGTACCGACGCATCGACACCGCGATTGACCACAGAGATATTCAACGTCGTCACCGTTTCGGCTGGCACGGTGTATACGGTGGTATCCACTTCAGCCGGGGGGACGGCGGCCCCCAGTTTTCCTGCTGCCATTAGTTCTGTCCCATAAAGTAAGTGCGAGGTGAAATCTGGTTAACCCACTGGGTATCACCATCGTTGTCTGATGCCTTGGCCAGCACCTGGTGGTGTCGTCCACCAGGAAGTAGATACGCGAGGGTGATGGTGTTGTTGACCCACTTGCGTGTTGCCACCGTTACATTGGCATCCAGAATCAGTGTCATGAGGGCGGAATTGCCAACACGCAGAGCGGCAGAAATCAGCATGTCGCGGGTGCTGCCTTCGGCTGAAGTGGGCTTGTAGGTTTCAGGGAAGTTGCCATACGCGAACAGCTCCCCATCGGAGGTGAATAGACCCACTTCACGGATATGCCAGCCGCCGATATCGGCGGGTACCAGGAACTCTGCTGTTACTAGGGTGGGGTCCGTGGGGTGAGCAAAGAGGCTGTTCAGTGAGTAGCGCTCCAGCTCGTTTATCAGTGTCGTTTCCGAACCATCGGGTACGGGTACAGGCGCACCGTTACCATCGCCAATCGCGCCCTGGGTAATCTCAACAGCCGGGCCACCGGCAGTGACTGCAGCCAACTTGGCCAGGCCCGACTGGGTGACTTTCATGTAGTAATTCATGGAGCCTCCGCTGCAAGAGTGATGGTTTCGCCAACGGTGAACAGGGCACCGACATAGAGGTATGCCTGGCTATTGCCTTCAAGTGCAACGCTGGTCAGGTGGCTACGGACATTCTTGGTGGCGTTGGCCACGTCGATGAGGGAGCGGTAAAGCGACAGGCTGGCCATCGGCGTTTGGTTAATTGTTGCGACCAGCCTGAAGGTGTAAGGCTCTGCCTTGGGAGCATCTTCAAACCATTCAATGACCTCAACGCTATACCCCAGACTGTTCAGCGCCTGCTGGAGCGCATAGCGGGTACCTTTGCTGCGGTGTACCGAGTAAGACGCGGCCAACACCTGGCGTTTTTGCTCGGTACTCCAAGCGTCTGACCAGGTATCGACGCTGTATGCCCAGGCGAGCCAGGGTAAGAAGGGTTCCGGGCAGGTATGCGGGTTCCAGAGGTCGCGCAGAGGGCTGGCAACTGAGCCGAGGCGTGCGGTCGCATCGTCCAGGGCATGCTCTGTGCTGGTTGAATTGGGTGGCAGTAAGCTACTCATGAATGCCCCCGATCGACAGATCTACCTCAGTGCAGAAGGGGGCTTGATGGGGCGCTGCCAGAATATCGGCCACAGGCTGGACCAATTCCACGTTATGAACACCTTCCTGGTGAAGCGCAGCGTACAGACCTGAAAGCGTTACATCCCGGCCCAGTCGGTGATTGGTTTCGATGTAGGCATTCAGGGCTACCTGGGCTGCATTCAGCACAACGGCCGCATCAGGCCCCGGGAACAGAGTCAGACTGGCAACCACGCTGTAGTTGATGATGCTGGCACTTTGTACGCTGAGCTGGTCTGTAAGGGGGCGAACCGCATCGTCAGAAAGTGTTGCTTCGACTGCAGCAAGGAGGCTCGCATCGGCAGCACCGGTCCCGGAGCGGCTGAGCACCGTTACCGTGACCTGCCCCGGTGTTGGGCTGAGAGCGCTGATATCCAGCACGTCGGCATCGGCCCCGAGGCCGTGGAATATATAGGCGCCTTCAGGGCCTGCAGTGCTAAAGCCTTCAAACGACAGCTGCACACGTCGGCGCAGGCTGTTGTCATCTTCGTAGGTGGCAGGCACAGGGGGAAAGGCATCGGGATTGCCGGCATCCAGCAGCAAGCGTTCCACCTGGTAGTTGGCGGCCAGTTGGTCAAGATCGGTACCGCCGGCATAGGCGAGCATCACCGCCTTGGCAGCCTCGTTCACGCGCTGACGCAGCAACGTCTCCCGATAGGCGGCTACCTGCAGGACCTTGTGCGCAGGCTCGGACTCAAGTGCGAGTGTGTCAGCCAGCTCGGGTGCACGGCTCAGCAAATCGGCCAGCATTTCTGCCAGGATCACTTCGAAGTCGATCTGCTCGACAACATCAGGCATTGGGAGCTTATTCAGTTCTATGGCTGTAAAGGCTCCGCTCATGAGCGATCTCCTACCGGTGTGTTGATTGTGACGGGAGCGGTACCGATTCGACCTGCAACCTCAATCATGGCGCCTGCAGGGGAACGCAATTCCAGGCTGATACGGCTGATTTTGAACCGGGGCTCCCAGCGCATGATGGCTGCGGCCGTGGCGGCATAAAGGCGCAGAATAGTGGTACGGGTGAGGGGCTGATCAACCAGTTCTGGAATGAGACTGCCGTATTCGCGCCTCATCACACGGCTGCCGATCGGCGTCGTGATGATGTCGCCAATACTTTGGCGAACATGCGCATCCAGATTGTCGATGAGCGTGCCTGATTGGCGATGCATACCACTCATAGCGGTGCACTCGTTAGGCCACCGTCATCACCGGTGTGTTTGTGAGTAGCCAAGCTCACGGAATCGACAGCAATCACATCACCAGCGGCGGTGATTTTGGCATTGCAGCGGATGTTGTTATTGACGGTCAGCTTGCCTGTCAACGTGCTGTCCGGGCAGTCGATCGTGACATGAGTAGGACTTACGATGGTGACATCGCCTACACATTCAGCATTCAAGTGATGACTGTGGCTGTTGTATTCCAGCCGGGTGCCGTCTTCGAATTCAATGAGGTCCACATCGGGATCTGCACTCGGGCGGTCAAGTGACTGGGTGTACAGCATGCCAATAATGGCTGCTTGCGCAGGGTCACCCGATGGGCATGCCAATACCACTTGGGCGCCTTCACGCAGTGGCCTCCAGCGTCTGAAATTACGACCGACTTCAGCAGGCCAGGGCAGCCAGCCGGTAAGGAGATCACCGGTTTTTACCCGTAACCGGCGGGCGGCATGATCCACCTGGGCAATGGTGCCCAGGCGGATCAATGATTCAAGACGGCGGTTGATGTCTGCAGTTTTCATACCCCGATAATGGATCACGCGCGCGCGGGAGTAGAGCGGGGGTATGTGTAGAGCGAGGGTATACAAAGGTTAATGCCTTTGTAAGGCGAAATCGGTTAGGATTTTGTCAGCCACAACAAGGAAAAAAGGAGGACTGTTATGGCACTCGTAAAATGTAAGGAATGCAATCATGAAGTCGCATCATCTGCCGAGTACTGCCCTCAATGCGGGGTGAAAGAGCCTGGAATTACCTTCTTGGGTAAAGTGTTCGGCTTTTTCCTGATACTGGGTGTGGGAGGGGTAGTCCTGTACTTCGCCTTCGGGTAATTCCACCTTACTACGTCAGGTGATCAATCAGCAGTTGTTGAATCAAGTCCAGATCATCTGACGTAAATCCCACCAGTTCCCTCTGTTCGTACTGAATCTCTGGCCCACCTCTGGCCACCCGATCACGCAGGCCGTACTGATGCACGCGGGCCAGGCGGGCGATATCGCCGAAGAACCCTACGCTTACGCTGTTGGCGTTATAGCGGGTCTTGAGGAATTTGGCGGTGCGTAGTTTGGTGAACATGCCCTTGCGGCGGATGCGGCCGGTTTTGGCTTCGGCCCGGCGCGGGGCGAATGCTGAGCCGTCTGGGTTGCGCTGGTCGGCGATGCGTTGGCGTTGCGATCGGCGCAGCTCTGTGCCCAGTTGGCGGGCCAGTTTCTTGCGTTCAGCCGGTTCCAGCTTCTGCAGTAACGGGCTGGCCCAGCTTTCCAGGCGGTTGAGGTCAGACATCCGGCGTCAGCTTCTCGTTATCATGCCAGAGCGTTTTGAACAGCACAGGATCGGGCAGGTTCCACTCCGGTACCGGCTCGCCCAGGTGTTCGGTGGTGTAGTTGCCTTCGGCGTTCAGGTTCACCAGCACGCGCTCGGTCAGGGGCAGGGTGATGCTGAGATCGATCTTGCGGTTGTCGATGATGTCGGCTTCAAACTGCACTGCATCCTCTTCCATCTCGGGCTGTGCGTGTTTCACCCAGGCGAGCAAGGGGACCAGTACAACATCGGAATGATCTGCCAGGTCGGTGATGATCAGGTTCAGGGTGTACTGGTATTCGAAGTGGAGGCTGGCCTGCAGGCGTGCCTGCAGGTTGCCTCGGTCGATGAAGATCTGCAGCTTCTCCGGGTTGCGCTTGAGTTCGCGCACGCTGGAGAGCAGATATTCGCGCAGCTCCTGGGGCTTACGCATAGATGTCTCCCGATGGGGCGATGTAGATGGTTGCGTCGTCTTCGCCTCGGTTCATGTACTCCTCACCGTAGGCTTGAACAGCGCGGTACCAGGCACGGCGGCGAATCCACCACATGCCGTCCTTTTTCAGCCAGCGCAGCAGCTCCTGGTTGCTCTTCTTGAACCACTTCATATCCAGCAGGCCCAGCTTCATCAGCTGATACAGGGCGTCATGAATGGCGCTGCCACGCATGCTGTCGGGGGTGTCGAAGGTGGGGCCGGATGGGCCGTCCCAGGCATAACCCTTTGCCAGAATCATGGTGCCGTCCGGGTGCAGGGTGATCCACTCAGTCTCCAGGGTTTCCGGCGGGTGGATGTGTGTCTGCAGAACGGCACGCTCGGCCAGCTGGTATTTCCAGTTGCGCTTACGGTACTTCATCCGTGGCCTCCAGCGTGCTGAGAATGTCGGTGCAGATGCCTTCTGCTGGGTAGGCCGGCAGTACGGTTCTAATCAGCCTGAGCAGCAGGGCACGGGCCACTGGGTCTGTCTGCTGGCAGTGGCGGTGGCGCAGCTCTAATAGGTGCAACGTACCGTCAACTGCCGTTCCGGTTGCATCGCCGATTTGATACCCATCCTGCAGTCGCGGACTGGAACAGCCGGCAAGTGTGCCGGCAATGATGAGTGCAAGAAATATGCGTTTCAGTTTCATCAGGTGTCTCCTGGTTATGACCAGACATCAGCTCCGCCGAGCAGGTCGTAGATGGCGCGTACTTCGTTGCGGATCTCGGGGACCGACTCGCGCAGGGCTTTGAGGTGGATTTCAGCGGGAACCGGCATCTGCATCGACATGCCGATGTTGTCCAGCTGATCGATCAGCTGGCCCATGCGCTTCAGGGCCTGCTCGTGGTCGCTCATGCCGCCTGCTCCTGTGGTTGGTAACGGGCGTAGGCTTCAGCCAGGCGGGTGTCGTAACGGTTCTTTTTGTAGCCGGGGCCGTTGTAGATACGGGCAAAGGCTTTCCAGTCGCGGGCCTGCAGGGCCTTGAGTAGATCCGCATCAGTCTGGATAAAGCTCACGAAGGCCTGCAGATGGTTGGCTTCGTTCTCGCGCATGGCGGTGACGAAGGCATGCACGCTTTCAAACCCCAGGCGCTCCCAGTGGTAGCCCATGATCTGGAATTGCCCCCAGCTGCAGGATTCCATGGCGCTTTGTGCGTGGATCTTGCTGGCATTGCCCAGGCGGAAGTGCTCGGCGTAATAGCCTCGGTACCCGCCCGGTGTTTTGTTTACCAGGCCTGGGAAGCGGTTGCCGGCAGATACTACCTCGGCACGCTTAAAGCCGTTGGCGAGCATGCGCCGGCGCATGATGTGGCGTTCGTACAGGATCACTACGCGGCCGTCGTCCAGGAAGCCGGTGCCTCGGCTCTCGACTTCGCGCAGCGCGTTGACGGCCGCAGGGTCCACCTGCAGTAGTTCGGCGGCTCTGGCTATATCGGCATTGCTTAACAGCATGCGGGTGTCGCGGCCCATGAGTGCCGCTTGGGTCTTGGGGCCGACGACACCGTCATCAATCAGGTTGTGGTCACGTTGGAAGGCGCGCACGGCGATATCGGTGTTGCTGCCAAAGTCGCCATCCACGGTTACCTCGTAGCCAGCGGCCTGGAGCCGTTTCTGTAGCACGCGTACGTTGTAGCCACTGCTGCCAATCAGGATCAGTTCCATTGGTGTCCCCTTGTGATTCGTATGAGTTGAGCCAGGTTGCCTTTAGCGCACCAGGTGGCGATGGCCAGGTAGCTGAGCAGCAGGATGCCGATCGGGTGGATCTGGCCGGCGCTGAGGCGGCCGGTGAGCAGGCACAGTGCCAGGGAGCCGGTTACAACAATGACCAGCCAGGCCAGCACCGATATGTGCCGTTTAAAGCGTGCGGTGCCCCGGCGGTAAAAGATGAGCCGCAAGCAAGTGGCGGCGCTGAAGCCAAAGACGATGAGATCCATGATGTTCATTTGCGCAGCCTCTGAATCAGTTCAAGCAGGTCGGCGTCTTCCAGCTGCCGGATCATCGGCAGGGTGGCAGAGATGCAGAACACGGAGCCCAGGAAGCTGGCAACCCCGGTCTGTTCGATGAACGTCAGGTTGGTGATTTCAGGTGCGGCGATGTAGCCCATCACCAGGCTGATCACCAGGTAAACGGCGCGGACCCAATGGCGCAGCTCGCGGGCTGACATGACAAACAGGGTGGCACCGGCAAAGGCGCCAATCAGGGCGTTGCCGTCGATACCAGGGAACAGGGCCGCCAGTCCCACGCCGGTGGTGGCAACGGTGATTGCGGTGGCTGTACTGGGCTCGGCCATGAGCGCTCCTTAATCCCAAAGCTGAATAATGGTGGAGACGGGGGCTGTTTCCGTCTGATCGGGCAGAGTGACCAGGTGGCCGTGGGGCAGTACTGGCCCCAGTTCGCACAGGCCCGGGTTGGCATCCAGTACGGCTTCGGTGACGCGACCGGTGCGGCCGTAGTGGCGGTGGCAAATGAGATCCACGGTGTCGCCTTGCTGGGCACGTACTTGGGTGGCCATCAGATCAGCTCCACGGTGGTGCGATCACGGCCACTGATCAGGCGTATTGCCAGGATGGCGTTGCGACGGTAGTCGTCGACGGTGGATTCCAGATCCTCGGCCCGGTCACCGCCCTGCAGGGTGGTGTCGTAGTCGCGGTAACGCTCGGTCAGTTCGGCCTTGGCGAAGTTGAACACGGCACGGCGGTAGAGGCTGAGGTAAACGCTCTCGTCATCTACCTGGTCGGCCGGTACCGCTTCCAGGCTCTCGTGGCCCATCATTTCCTGGACCAGGCGCCAATCGTTCAGGTCCGCGTTGGTGTCGATGACGGCACTGACCAGGGCATTGCGCAGACGCTCGGGGGTGATTTCGGAGCCGATACGCATGGCATCGCGACAGGCGACCGGTGAGACAGCCGGCCAGAACGCTGCGTTGGCAATGTCGGCTTCTTCAATGCTGGGAGTATTGGCGACAAATCCGTTCATGGTGCTGTCCTGGCTGGGGGCAATTTGGTGGGCGGTGGAGGTGCGCTTCAGTAGGTCAACGGAGTTAAAGCCACTTCAGCGCACCTGCCGCCCGGCGCATGGGGACGCTCGGTTAAGCCGGCTCTGAATCAGAGTCGGGCTTGTTCTGTTGCAGCTGCTTTTCCAGCTTCTTGATCTGCGTTTTGACGCCACTGCGTTCGTCGTACTCGTAGGCGGCCTGCAGGTTCGTCAGGGCCTCTTTCGGGTCAGATTCCAGCAGTACGGTGCCGATCGCCTTGTGCAGCTTGGCTTTCACCTGGTCGGGCATGTCCTGGTTCAGGGTCAGCTCGCCTACCTGGTACAGCACATTGGCCGGCACGGCGTCTTCGTTCTTCAGCACGGCTTCGGCAAACTGCTCGGCCAGCAGGCAGGGCAGGGAGCGGCTGAAGGAGTCGGCCATGGTCAGGTTGTGGCGCATGGCGTACTCGGCTAGGTCCAGTGCATCGTTGTACTCGCCGGCATCAATGCACCAAAGCATGGTGGTGGTGAGTACGTCGTCCTGGACACCGGCGTCCGACTGCAGAATGCCGGTGAGATAGGGTGCGTACTCTGGTAGCATCTCGCGCTTCATCTCGGCACGGGTCTTCATTGACTCCACGCCTCTCAAGCGGCGCTTGTCATCGTACAGCTTGGCCAGCATCAGTTCGTACTGGCTGGCATCCGGCCGTACCTGTGTCTCGGCGGCCTTGGCTGCCTCCTGGGCAGCCTTGACGCGCATGAGGTGACGTTTTGCGGGTGAGATCATGTCAGTTCTCCCGATCGGTTAGTGGAGCCGGCCCTTACGGGGCCGGGTTCACGGTCTCGATGTTTTCGATCAGGCAGCCCAGGCCGTAGTCTTCGACCACGTAGGCGTCGTTTGAGGACTCGTAGTTCTCAATGCGGTCACGCTTGGGGTTGTCCATGAGGTGACGGCGGCGAGCCTCTTCCTGGAAGTAGATGGAGAGGTTGTCCAGACGGGTGATCATCATGGCACCGGCCGGCACGAACGGGGCACGCACTGCCGGCAAACCGCCGACACGCTTCTGGCTGATGACCAGGTCAGCGGCCAGCGTTTCGGTCGGGGCGTGGTTCTGGTTCACAATCGGGAAGTATTTGTCGGCCAGCAGGTCGCGGCCCATGATCGCTACCAGTTCGGTATCTTCGCGGTACCAGGGTTCGATCAGGTTGTTCACCGCGTCGAATACCAGGGCGTCCAGGTTCTCGTAGTCACCACCAGCGTAGACGTTGATCTTGCCAGAGGCATCGACCACTTCAGACAGTACTCGCTCAGCCGCTTCGTCACGGTATTTCTGGAACCAGCCGATGTTTACATCCTGCAGTAACGGATTGGTGGCGATATCGGAATCAGCTGAGTAGCTGGCACCGTTGAACCCGATGGTGATGCGGTCCAGTGCCTGGCGGCGCAGGATGGCGTCACGGATGCGGGTCTGGAAGTCGGGGAACTTGGCCCACATGTCCAGCTTGGCATAGGTGATATGGGTGTCGCTGTTGTTCTTGCGGCACAGGTAGCCACGCTCGTCCAGGTTGGTCGGATCTTTGGTCTGGCGATCTTTGTTGCTGGTGTCGGTGTTGCTGGCAATAGGGTTGCCGATGCCCAGGCCCAACTTATCGCCCTGCATTTCACGAACAGGGATAATGTTGATCCGGCTCAGGAACTCAGAGCTTTCCTGGATTTTGGTTTCCAGCGTCTGCTGCACGCTGGGCAGTACGTTGAATTTAACGCTGGGGTCTTCGACCTTGTTCAGTGAGCCGATCTGAGCCAGGTAGGCGTTGTAAAGTGCACGGGTTTCGTTACGCATGGGGCTATCTCCGGTAATTCAGGGCGTGTGTCCGTTCGGCGGTACCGACTGGCTTAGCAGTCGGTAACCAGCTGTCCATTGCCGCCAGAGGCAGCCGGGCGTCGGGTGAAATTCGGGGTTTTATCCAGCTGCTGCTCCAGGGTGTTCAGCTTTTCCAGAGCACCGGACAGGTCGGTCTGCAGCTTTTTCAGCTGTTCGGTGTCGTCGTTACCCTTGCCCAGTTCGCTGAACTGGTCCTTCAGATCGGCGACTTCGCTGGCGATCGCTTCAATCGCAGCGGTGACATCACCGTGCTGTTCGGCATGGGTGGCTTCGGACTTGCTGAAAATGGACTTCACCTTGTCCAGGATGGAGGTGCTGTCTTCGAACTCGAGCTCGACTTCGCGGGCAGCGCTAAAGACGTTTTCAGGCTTCTGTTTGCGGTCGTTGAACGGGTTGTGCTGTGCCTTGGCGGCAAACTCAAGCATCTCGGTACCGAGGGAAGCTGGGGAGTCGGTCACCGCCAGGCCGACCAAGTAGGCCTTATCCTTTCCGGAGAAGTTGTGGTCGATCTCCATGCTGGTGTAGACCTTCTTGCGCTTCTTGTTCAACGCAACCAGGTCGTCATTCGGTGAGATCTGGGCGTACAGGGCAACCTTGTCTTCACCGTCGATCTGAACGGTTTCGGTTTTCAGTGCCAGGACATCACCAAAGGCACCAAAGCTGCCATCCGGTGCCATGCCACGGACGTGCTCGCAGTTCACGCGGGCACCGTAAGTTTCGGGGTTGTAGGTCTCGGCCATCTCTTCGAGCCACTTGGGGTCGATCTCGCGGCCGTCCGTGGTGTCGCCGGCAACACCTACGCGGAACCACTTGCTCTTCAGCGCCTTCTTGGCCATCTGTCCTGTCCTCGTCTGATTCAGCTGCTGCTGTTCGTTTCTGATGACGGTCAGGGTGGCCCTATGCGCGAGGGGCTTCAATTGAGGCTGTATGTATAGCCAGCGTTTACATGAGGGATGACGGGGAGGGAGGCGGTTAGGTCGCTACTCTGGCGGCATGAACGCCATGACCGAATTCACCGAAGAGCTGGACCCGCGCCGCCTTGCCAGGCTGTTGTACTGGCAGGGTTTTCGCGTTGCCCGCATTGCGGAGCAGCTGGGCGAGAAGGCCGCCACGGTCCACAGCTGGAAAAAACGCGATGCCTGGGACGAGACCAAGCCTATCGAGCGGGTCGAGTTTGCCGTAGAGGCTAGACTGATCCAGCTCGTAATGAAAGACCCCAAGGAAGGGCGCGACTTCAAGGAAATAGACTTGCTCGGTCGCCAGATCGAGCGTATGGCCCGCGTGCGCCGGTATGAGGAACCGGGTGGTCATGAGGGGGATCTGAACCCGAAAGTCGCCAATCGCAACAAGGGCGAGCGCAAAAAGCCGGTCAAAAATGAGGTCACGGATGAGATCACCGAGCAGCTCCGTGCCGCGTTCTTTGATGAGCTGTTCGACTACCAGAAACACTGGTACCGCGCCGGTGAAAAGCACCGAATCCGTAACATCCTCAAGAGCCGCCAGATCGGGGCCACCTATTACTTCGCCCGGGAAGCGCTGCTGGATGCCGTCGAAACCGGGCGAAACCAGATTTTCCTTTCAGCCTCCAAAGCCCAGGCCCATGTGTTCAAGGAATACATTCAGGCGTATGCACGCGATGTGGCCGACTGGGAGCTGACCGGTGACCCGATAGTGCTGTCCAACGGGGCCACGCTGTACTTCCTGGGTACCAACGCCCGCACAGCACAGAGCTATCACGGCAACCTGTACTTCGATGAGTATTTCTGGACCTACAAGTTTCAGGAACTCCGCAAGGTCGCCTCCGGCATGGCGATGCACAAAAAGTGGCGGCAAACCTATTTCAGTACGCCGTCCAGCCTGAGCCATGACGCCTATCCATACTGGTCCGGCGAGCTGTTCAACAAGCGCCGCAAAAAAGCCGATCGCGTCGATATCGACACCAGCCACGCGGCACTGAAAAACGGGATGGAGTGCCCAGACGGCCAGTGGCGCCACATCGTTACGGTGGAGGATGCCGTTGCCCAGGGCTGTGATCTGTTCGACCTGAATCAGCTGCGCCTTGAGTACAGCGAGCCCGAATACGAAAACCTGCTAATGTGCCAGTTTGTCGATGACGACAAGAGCCTGTTCGGCATGATGATGATGCAGCGTTGCATGGTCGATAGCTGGGAGGTGTGGGACGACTTCAAACCGTTTGCACCTAAACCGGTGGGGGATAAACCGGTCTGGATTGGTTATGACCCGAACGGTGAAACCGAGACCGGCGACAACGCAGGCCTGGCTGTTGTGTTGCCTCCGGACAAACCGGGCGGCAAACACCGCATCGTTGAGCGCCGGCAGTTCAGGGGCCTGGATTATGAAGACCAGGCCGAGCAGATCCGTCAGCTGACCACGAAATACAACGTCACCCACATCGGCATCGACACCACGGGGATTGGCTCCTCGGTGTATCAGCTGGTCCGCAAATTCTTCCCGGCCGTGGTGCAATACCAGTACAACCCGGAAGTGAAAGGCGAGCTGGTCATGAAGGCCTACCAGCTGATCAGCAAAGGCCGCCTTGAGTTTGATGCCGGGTGGGTCGATATCGCCCAGGCATTCATGTCGATCCGCAAAACCACCACCGCCAGTGGCCGCCATATCACTTACATGGCAGGCCGCAACGGCACCACCGGTCACGCTGACCTGGCCTGGGCTGTGATGCACGCACTGGCCAAAGCCCCCCTTGAAACCGATGGCCCCGTTACGGGCTCCGGTAGCAGCATGATGGAGATTTACTGATGAGCGAGACAGCAGAGAAACAGCCCGGCATTGAGGCCTTCAGCTTCGGCGACCCGACACCGGTACTCGATAAGCGCGAGATCCTGGACTACATCGAATGCCTGCAGATGCAGAAGTGGTACGAGACGCCGCTGTCATTCGATGGCCTGGCCAAGTCCTTCCGGGCAGCGACCCACCACAGCAGCCCGATCTACTTCAAGGCCAACATCCTGACCAGTGCATTCAAGCCGCACAGGCTGCTGTCCCGCCAGGCATTCCGTCGCTGGGCTCTGGACTTCATTATTTTCGGCAACGCTTATCTCGAAAACCAGAAAAGCATGGGCAATCGCTCCATGACGCTGGAACCAGCACTGGCCAAATACACCCGCCGTGGACTCGACCTGGACACCTACTGGTTCGTGCGCGGTTGGGGCAAGGAGCACGAGTTCCGCAAGGGCAGCGTCTTCCACCTGATGGAGCCCGATATCAACCAGGAGATCTACGGCCTGCCGGAATACCTCGCTGCACTCAACAGCGCCTGGTTGAACGAGAGCGCCACGCTGTTCCGCCGCAAGTATTACCTAAACGGCAGCCACGCGGGTTTCATCCTCTACATGACTGACACGGCCCAGAACGAAAGTGACGTGGACAACCTTCGCCAGGCACTCAAGGATAGCAAAGGCCCTGGTAACTTCCGCAACCTGTTCATGTACTCGCCCAACGGCAAGAAAGACGGCCTGCAGGTGATCCCGATCAGCGAGGTCGCGGCCAAGGACGACATCTTCAACATCAAAAACGTCACCCGCGATGACATGCTCGCAGCGCACCGCGTGCCACCCGTTCTGATGGGTATCATGCCCAGCAACGTAGGCGGATTCGGAGATGTGGAGAAGGCATCCATGGTATTCGCCCGCAACGAACTGGTACCGCTGCAAAGCCGCTTCCTGGAACTCAACGAATGGATGGGCGAGGAGGTAGTGAAATTCGACCCCTATGTGATCGAAGAAGCGGTGTAAGAAAAATTGGATGTTGAATGCTTTGAGCAGCGGTGCATCCCTACATGAGTGAACCGCTGCTGATAATTCACTCTGTTATTACATCTCGTCAGTTAAGCGTTCTTCCCAAGGGAGCTGGAAATCGTCTACGTACCCCTGCGTGAAATCAGACCTCATGTAGCTTGATGATACATGTTTGATTACCTGCTCGAGGGCGAGTTCAGCGCTTTCTTGGCAGGCAGGAGTAAACACTCGTACTTCATCCCTATCTAATATTTGCTTTGCATTCTGTATATGTATCCGGTTTCTTACTTGGCGTAATGCATGTAATTCGTCATAAAGATCATCATCTTCACCAAGAAGCTTATGCTTCTTCGCCCCATCAATGTAAGTTGCAAACTGGTCCAATGTTTTCTCTCTTACAGCCTCCAGTACCTCGTCTGCTATGTTCTCTACACCCTCGCTTGTAAAGTTGTTGATCCTATAAAACAGGTCATGTAACAACGCTTCTACTACAGACGTGAGAGAAATGATGATTGGCTTACAAAAGAGGGGGGCGTCCTCTGATGGGGCATCACATTGGGATTGGTAAAGGACCGAGAGAACCTTGAGGTTGTAGTTGATATTATCTCCAGTTTTAAATTCACCGATAAAGTTGCTGTCAACAGTAAACAT